CCATTATCTTTCCTTATTTGTGTTCAACCAAGAGCTATAGCAAAAGATATAGCATCACCAGTAGCTTGTGCAGCGTTTTCATCAAGTGTTGTTTGAAGTTGAGTTACGTTAGCTATTGTGTGGTTGTGACTGTTGTCGTTAACTTGAACAGTTATGTTGATACTAGATAGGTCAGTCATGGTAGCACTACCTGTCACATCACCAGAGAGTTCTACTATAGGGTCAGGTATACTCGTAAAGTTAGAAAAGTCTAAGTAAAAAGCCCCACCCTGACCTTGTAAGTTGCTCGACTCGTTGACGCTAGCACTTATGGTAATGCTACTTAAGTCCGTCATAGTAGCACTACCAGATACGTCACCAGACAGGGTTACAACCGGATCAGGTATACTTGTAAAGTTAGCAAAATCTAGGTAGAAAGCTCCTTGTTGCCCGTCTAGCAAGTCTGCATCTAAGCCGTTACCAGCGCCTACGTTAGCAAGTGCTGCGGAGCCTAAGTCGTCTACCGTTAGCGTAGCTTCTTGCCACTCAGCGGCACCTACAGACGCATTTAAGCAAAGAAAAATCTCAGCAGTAGATACGTTAACCCAGCGAGATAAAACCTCGTAACCCTCTGTCGAGTCGTTGCTTACCTCTGGGTTTGTTGTTGCTACAAGATTGTTTACAACTCTGAGTGCATATTGATCGTGAGCGTCAGAAGCTATTTCGTGAGCTGCTAGACCACCCTCTTGTACAATGTTTTGTACAGACCTTGTGCTAGTGACGCCATCTTTTACTAGGGGAACTAGCTCTATTCCACTTAAAACACCAGCGCCGGGTAGCTCACTAATTCTTACTGTATCATCAGCCATTTCTCTACTACCTCAAATTATGTTATTAAAGACTCACCAAATTCATTAAGAATTCTTTCATAGTCTTCTGTTGTTATTTGCGTACCGTCTACCACAGACTTTTCGTTTTTACCTATATAGGGTCTTAGGTAACTAATACTTTTTAAGGAACCGTTAAAGTGGTTATATGTCACTGCAGAGTTTGTTGTGAAGTCGCCACCAACTCTCATATCGTATCCGCGTAGGTTTGTATCTCCATAGATGTAGGGCAGCGGAAAGAATCTTTCGTTGCTCTCAACCAGAAAGTAGACACCATTAGGTGAGTAAGATATGTTGACAATTACGTTGTCGTCTGTTGCTAAAGTAACCATCTCGTAGCTAACCGAAGCGCCTCTCTCTACCCGGAGTTTCCAGTAGGTAGACTCCCTAAATAAGATCATCTTAAGGCCTACACCTTCAAGAACCATAGCCACTTCTGTTGCGTTTGTGTTATCGCTCTCCAGAGCAACTCTGATGGTGCCTTGGGAGTCATTTAGCTCTAGACCCCAAGTATGTGTTAACACCTCACCTGCGCCCATTAAAAGACCAACAGGCTCTACCGGCGACTCTGTGTATGCAAGACGTGGTTCATTGATAGCGGCTGTTTCTGTTGTTCCAGAACTTCCAATATAGTCTCTTGTAGATGCACGAGTAAAGTCAAACATTTCGTCGAATGTTCTCAGAGTTAGCCCGTTATTGCCGGGCACAAACTGTTGATAATTCTGCGTGATAAAGTCTGCAAACAACGTTAGAGGGTCTTGATATACAACCCTAACACCTAGAGGTTTATTTAAAAACCTATCTGCCAGTGTTATTTCATCAAGACCGGAAAAGGCAGCTTTTTCTGGATCGTTGTAGTCTCTTCCTAAGTTTATTGTTACAGTGGCAGAGCCTTCTGAAAGTGAAGGTAGGTAGTCTTCTTGGTAGTCTAGACTTTCGACACCAAAAAGAATTGACGCACCATCACTAAATGAAGTTATACTTGCGTCCGATGTGTTCTTAATTATCTTAAGCTTAAGAAGTCTTCTATATTCTTCATCATTTAGTTCACGAAAACCTAGCAGGGAATCTTTAACACTCTTCCAAGGCCCGAAGGTTCTCTCTGTATTAGACACAGACTTGTAAGGTGAGGCACCTGTTGCTCCAGTAAAGCCAAAGTAACGAATAATAACGCTGTCGAATAGTTGTCTCGGTTGACCAACAATTCTTCCGATTACGTCTAGCTGAGCGCCTTCCGCATTGTCCAGACTTCTCTTTTGCATGAGAGATTTAAGAACAAGCTGAAGTTCAACTTGGCCTTGAATTAAGAGAGTAAGATACCTGTTGAAGATATCTCTCTCTTTAAATTGTGCCGTTGTTAACTCAGCAGCCTTAGCTAAGTAGTCAACCTCTTCGAAAGGGGTGGTCTCCCCAACGAAAGTTGCTATTGGGGTAGATTCGATCATACCGCGTTTACCTCGATGTTTCCAATCTCTAGCTTAAGAATTTCATCGTAGTTGATAGAGATATTTGTAGTCCCTGAAGGTGATGGGCTTAAGCCTACAGTTAACGAGTTCACTTGGTGGCCCTGCACTGAGTTAATTGGGGTGTAAAGGCGAGAGTATGTAACACCCTTACCAACATCAGTTGTTGTTTTAATGTAATCGAAGAGTGCAGACCTGATCGCTTCTACACCATCCGGTGGGAAGGTCTCGTCAACAGAGACTTCAACACTAACATACAGGTCTACCATAGTAGGTCTTTGAAAGTATACTTCTTTTAGGTTACCAAAGATATCGGTGATTAAGAATACACTATCACCATGTGTTGTAATACCTGCAGGCCTGTTAACCCAGATAGCTTCTGCAATTTCTTTCTCTAAGCCACCAGCAACAAGAACCATAAAGGCATGTGGTGGTATTCCCCTAGCGTCTACAGAATTTGTTACGTTCTCGTAGATGACAACATCACTGATTCCGTCAAGGGCTATCAGCTCGGAGTACAACGCCTCTAAGATGTTAGAACCTCTTGTGTATTTGCTTTCAGAGAATCTCGATCTTAGTTGGGCATCTGTCTCTCTATTAAACCCTGTGGTAGCTGCTGCAGGTTGTACAACACTATCCCAACCAAAGATTGGGGTATTAATGGTGTCTATGGTCAAAGGATTTTGAGCGAGAGGGCCAGTTACTGTGCCAACAACAGTTATACCTTTTGTTGCTGAACTGAAGAATAAGTTGCTAGAAAGGCCGTAGCTTGTTTGTGTTACTAAGTCATCAGCAGATACTTTTAAAGTGTCTGCGACCACTACCGCTGTAAGTAGAGTACCGTAGTTTGTGTTTATAGAAGTAGCAAGACCTTGTAGGATTTCACCCTCTGTTGCACTTACGCCAGATGTGTAGTTTAGGTCAACAGAGTTTGTTGAGTCTTTATAGGTAACCGTGTAAACTGTCGAGTTTTGAACCGTTTGTATCTTACAGGAAAAACCTACAACATTATTTTCATCTAGGACTACTTCTGATGGGACAGTGAAACGACTATTTGTAAAGCTGGAGCTTACTAGGCTGTCCTGTGGGATGACAACGTTATAGTCACCCGACAGCAGAACCCGAGCAGTAGAAGCAACTGCGCCCCTTCTAACAATACCGGAGAGGGCTACTAGATTATCTAGAGAAATGCCTGCAGCCGAATTAGGATCAAAAGCTGAATACACTTGCTGAATAGCCTCCCAGATGTCTGTCTGAGATGGTGTTAATAAACCAATCAATCGACCTATTGTGGAGGCAGAGCTTGTGTCTAGAATGTCACCCTCGGGAATAAGATCAAGAAAGAGGGCGTTAGCCTCTCTCTGAAGTCCTTCCCGAATTTCTGTTAGCCTTTTTATTTCTAGGCCTTGATCTGTTAAACCTGCCATTAGATGCCTACCTCTAGTTCTTTAATTTCTATTGTTGTCCCGTCACGGCTTTTAACTGAAAAGTTAAGTGAGTATACACGATCAGAGGTGAGTTTTGATGCAAACCTTGTAATAGTTACAACGTCTTGATCTGAAGATATAACCTGCCTAAATATAATGTCAACCGTACCTTTAGAACGATTTTTGCCAAATATTTGCTGGAAGTATGGAGTCCCATAATTAGTGTCTAGGAACCACTCACCCTTAAAAGTTAGGAGCTTTATCTTAAGCCTTTGTTTTAAACCTTCGGAAATTGAGGGGGTTACAGGCGTGGCTCCGTTTATAAAGAGAGCATCATGCGTTATCTCGTCTAATAATATATCCATTCAATGCTCTCCTTATCCTGTGGCTGGGCCTACGTTTCCGCCCTCTGGGTTGCTATGGCTGTGTGACTTTAGTCCTACACCGTCAGCAGTTATATCACCACCAACTACTGTGACGCTGTTGTTGATTATCAGTGGGGCGTTAATAGTAGCTGTTCCGCCGCCTCCACCGCCGCCAGACATTGCGAGAGTACCTGCAAGGTTGAACACACCTGTCCAGTTTGTTACTGGTGTTGTTATATTAGTTGCTCCTGAGATGTTGGCGTTCCAAGTTGCTGCAGTTAAATCTAGCGAACTTCCTGCCGTCATTGAGATAGCTTCTCCAGCGTTAACTGTGAAGTTACCTGTTGCATTAACAACTAAGTTGCTACACTCGATCAGACCATTGTTAAACTTCGCATAGAAATCTTGATCTGTTTTCATTTCTATATCGCCGTTCTCTTTAAGTCTAAACTCACATTCGTTCTCTTTGCCAATGTTATTAACAAGAACCATATCTCTAGTAGAGTGTGTCCACTTTCTTTTTGCTGGGTTATTTACCGCAGCCTCGAAAGGGAAGAGCCCCGGTATTGCAATAGCGTCTCGGATACTAAACCTACGTTTATCCTGAGCTGTGTACGTAGAAGCTCCTGAGCCTGCCTTAAAACCGTCTGTCGATCTTTGGCTGAACACGCACAGCACCGTATCTCCGACATCAACAGGGAACGTCATGGCGGCCTTCTTGGACGCCGGAAATATTACAGGTACGTTTAGTATTGAGGGTTGCTCTTTTGACGTGCCATCCGGCAATACTCTGTTTGTTAGGGGTTGAACATCAACCCTTTGATCATTCAAGCTGCTCCTGACAGTTACTACTCTGCAAGGAATGCTTGTGTACATTTCAGCGGTCTTGTAACTAAAAAAGTCTTCAAGCACTGTAGGTAGTGTAACTTCTCTCATTAACCCTCCGGTCTAATTGAACATGTGCAATTCATATACCAGTTGTTGCCACGGTAGTTGCCTTGATACTCTACCTCTTCAACTCGCAAGTAGGTGGAGTCTTCTTTATAGTCTACCCTGACAACAACCCCCGGTCTTAAGTTTGGGTTTAAAAGAGACGTGAACTTGACACCTTTCTTTTTACTAACATCTTTTTTGGATTTAGCCTCACTCCCAGAAAAAAAGTAAGGTTTATCTACCAAGCCACTTGTTGGGCTTATTACTAGAGCTTTTTCTTTTACTGCACTCTCTACGCTATTAGAGTCATTTATATAAAGAGCCTCCCCCTCAACCCTCCACTGGAGTTGGTAGTCTCTACACACTTGATCTAGCATGGCATGTGGTGTCCCCGATAAGGGATACCCATAAACCATAATAGTTTCGAGGTTTTTCCCTTTGTACACACCCTTAGCAATAGGTGTATTTCGTCTTATTGTTTCGATAACATCAAGAACCGTCCCATTCTCTGGAACAAGGCTGGAGATAATATTGTGCTTAAGTTCTGTTATATACGGTATTATCTCTATGGTTGTAACTCTGTCTGTACCGTTCTTGACCGTTGAACTTTGACTCACTTGACCATAGAACAACCTAACAAGCTCTCCACCATATCCACAATACAGGGAAGCCACAGAAAAGGCTGTCTCTGTATGAGTTAAAGATTCTTCTGATAGATTTGTTATTGAAACCTTGCAAGTATCTTGGTTCTCTTTGTTGTCTATAGACTTCTTGACGCTAAATGTAACCTGAAGTTCATTAATAGCAAGGCCTTGGCCTGTCTCAGTGTCGCCAATCTCTAGTAGATAGCCTCTATTAAAAAACTTCATAGTTATTCTCCAGACTCATAGACGTAGTAAAGTGTAAAGAAATCCCTAGGGTTTCTTATTTGTTCCAGCGCATCCTTAATGTTTAAGTCAGTTTTAGGGGTGAAATAGAAGGCACCTGCAATACCTTCTAGTTGATAGTCTTGGAATAGGGTGGTATTGGGGGTAAGCCTAGCCCCCGACACAAGCGCAGTTTGATCTGAGTCCCTCAACGTAAATATCCAAGACTCTAACCTTTCAACAAATAAGAACTCAAGGGTGAATGTATTCCCATCAAGTGCTGTAGAATAGGAATAAAAGATTTCATTAAATAAAGGTAGTCTTATTTTTTTAAATAGCATATCAAGTCCTCCCTAAAACTATATCTAATCCGCGCCTTAGTGTGGAGTCCCTTTCAGCGTCTGTTACAGTATCTTCAGATTCTGAACCCGTTCTATTTCCTTTATCAACTTTAGGCTCTGCCTTAGCTTCAACACTTTTGGCTGGCGTAGTTTCTACTGTCGCCTCCATTAACGTGCTAAAGGTTACCCTCTCAAGTGTTACATCTATTTCAAGAGCGTCACCAGACTCAGCTTTTTCGCTTTCAGTTAGGTTTGTGATAAACAAGTCGGCTATCTCTTCTACAATAAGTCCTTTGTCAAACTCAAAAATAGAAAGCTTAGCTTTGTTTACTTGAAAGCCTAAGAGAATACCAAACAAGATTTTTTCGTAGTAAGTTGATTCCCTGTCCTCGGTTAGGTTTTCTATCTGTGGGTGAGTGTCTGTAAAAAACTGACCAGCAACATCGGGAAGTAAGTTAGTGAAGGAATCCTCGGATTTCACCTCTACTATGGGAGCAATATCGCTTGATACAACAACTCGGTCGAGGCCTATAAGCTGCCTATCCTCTGAGTTTAACTCAGCGGGCTTACTTGAGTTGAAGTCTGCCCCTGAGATAAATCCTCGGACTTTAATTATTGGGTTATTCTTAGTTACTTGATCGCTTACAGTTCCCGACCCATCTACGGGGTGTTGCGTAACCTGACTTTGAAAAGTCTGTGTGTAAGAGGTTACAACATCAAAGTAGATGAAGTCTCCGCGTTCACTTTTTAATACTATACTCATTAGTCTGCGGAGCCTCCATATTTTTTTGCTGTTGCGTTGAATAGAATCCTAGGCAAGTCTGCCTCAAGTTTCTTCATCAAATCGTCCGATGTGTCCGTTGGCAGTCCTGTTATATTGATAGCATTGATAGTGGTTGTCAAAAACTCTCTTCTAGAACCACTCCCATCCCCAGAACCTAACCTCATTATCTGACTGTCGGCAAAATGACTTTGTTTAACTTGTTCATCTGTCATCATAAACGGGTTAAGACTTCTACCACCACTCTCTGCTATGGCCCCAAGCCTATCCCCTTCAGACTCGGCTGTGTCACCTTCAAAGCCTAACATACTGAGTGGGTTTCCAATCATCCCCTTAATAATATCAGAAGCAATACCCATAGAGGTTTTAGGTTTCTCTGCCCTACTTTGGATACCTCTTAATCTTTCTTCCTCCATCATGTTAGGGTCTTTGTAACCAAACGCCTTCATGATACGCATAAGAGCATCTGCTGTTGCACCAACTTGTTCAGCTACATTCTGCAGTAATGTAACAGCTGCAGATGCAAAGTCATCAGAACCCATAAGAGCAAAGATTTGTTTCCAGCCAAACAAGATGCTTTGTACAACCCTGTCAATAGATTCAAAGGCGTCTTGCAAGCTCTTTATAGTTGCTGCGTATTCCTCTGGGTTTGACTTTTCAAACTGTTCTAAGAAATCTCCAATAACACTTCCGCGTCCTGAGACGTACGCTGACAAGTCTTCAAGAACAGTTATTAGGGTAGCAACTACTGTGAATGCCCTAGTGAATGGCATAGCCAGTAGAGCCACGTAAAAACCTAAAGAAAGTATGTTACCTTTGGCTATTCCGGTGTCTTTGGAAATATTATCAATTGCAGATGACAAGTCTAACATTAGACCTAGGGGTGTTCTTATTAATGCTTCTATATAAACCCAAGCTTCACCAAATGCTATTACAAGTGGTTTAGAGTCTTTTAAGAACTTAGCCATAGTCCTGAATATACTAGCCTGACCTTCCTCGAAGCCAGCATCAGAGAAAACCCTAACCATGTCACTGAATACGTTATTAAACCTGCCTTGCTCAGCTGTAGAGGCTTTGATAGCAGCCTCGTAAGCACCACCAGCCATGGCTCTTTCTTCTAGGATTTTGGCAAACTCTGGTAGATACTGCATTGCCGATATGTTGCCGCCTTCCATCAGCTTGAACAGTTCTTTGGTGTTGTTAGCGTCACCTGTTACAGCTTCCGCCATAGCAGATATAACACCGGGCATTTTTTCAGCTAACTGAGTCTTCAATTCTTCTGCGTAGATTTGTTGCTTGTTAAGCATTTGTTCTACAGCTCGCATAGAGCCTTTCATGTCTTCTGTGCCAAGACCCATAGTACGACCGTATCGAGAGATACCTGCATACATATCTTGAGTCTGACCAACCCCCATACCAGCGTTAGTAGCAGAAGCAATCATCCTTATATAAGGTTGTCCTTGCTGGCGGTAATCCTGACCAACCTCATTGGAGAAGTCCCGCAACCAAGAAAGGCCTTCCTGCCCTGCCTCTGGGCTTCCGAACACAGCTTGTGCTGCATACTTCTGGCCTACAAGTTCTTGGTTTATCTTGTTAAGCTGGCTAACACCGAAAGCTAGACCAAGGCCGGGGATGAATCCACGACCAAGACCACCAGCTGCGGCACCAGCACCAAGGCTAGCTCCGAAGTGACTGGCACCACCACGAGCACCACCCCCAAACCCACCTGAAGGGCCTCTAGGAGGGACTATGTCCGACCTAATACGAAACCTAAGGTTATTCTCAGCATAGCGTACAGCAGTTCTCATTTCTCTTAAGAGAGCCTGCTGGTCAACGTCAAAGTTCTTTATGGTTACTTTATCAAACTGTAAGTTAGGTGTAGCTAACTTTATTCTTGATTGTAACGACTTTCTTAACCTAGCATTGAAGTTACCATCAAAGCTGAAGCGAGAAATATTTACCTTTATGTTAGATAAAGATTCCTCTGTCATACGTCTTGCTCGTGCTTCTAAATAATTTAGCTGTTTATCAACTTTCTTGATATCGCCTTCTTTTATTTTAAAGCCGAACGTGGCAAAAAACTCTGCCATTTGACCAGCAGCAGCCATAGCTATTACCTCTTATTTTTCTCTAGTTCTTGTAGCCTGTAACTTTCATCTTTCATCGCTCTTTGTACTTCAACGATTTCTAGAAGATCATACATATCCGTCAGGCTGTAAGTGTGTTGTAACTCATGAAGACTGCAAAGCTTAGGTTCAAATAGCAGTAAGGACATTACCCTAGGGTCTTGTGAGAACTTTTCAGATATCTCTTTATCGACTCGACTAGGAGGCTCAGAGGATTCTTTTACTCTTCTTCTGAACCTAGCATCGTAAAAACCGAGCCGAAGTTAAATAGCACGATCTCCTTGAGCAACTGAAATAACTCTAGGTACTTACCGGCAAACTGGTTGTCAAAGTTAATTGCCATATTGTCAACAGTGGCACCACGGGTTACCATAGCTTCAATCATCTTCTCATCAACCTTGTCGATGTTCTCTGCAAGCTTACTCATACCAATAGATAGAGCTTCACCTTCGCTAAGGCCACCAGACTTGCTAATCTCTGCGATTGCTGGCAGGATAACCCGAGCAAGTGCTTTCTGATAACGCAAGCCTTCGATAGCTCCGAATTGATTTAGTAGGTAGCTCTTGCCACCAATTTCTACTGTCTTTTGTTCACGCATATAATATTGCCTCACACAATGTTAGTTAAATTGATTACGAAGGTCAGTAACACTAGAAGAGAAAGAAGTCCCCGCAAGTTTCGCATTACCACCAACTCTAAAAATATCTGTTGATAGGCAGATAATATTCCAACGCCTCATGGCGATACTGTCAGAATAAACTAAATCGGGGTGACCCTCGATAAAGCATTCCCTACTTACTATATTACTACTACCAAGCCCATCTGTCAAGTTTAATGTTAGTCTAGCCGAATTAGTTCTTAAGTCTTGCTCAAGTATCTCAGTTAGAACATCATTAACAATACCCGTCTGTACCACATCGATTGTTACAATGCAGGATGTATCTTTATTTCTTCGTCTACTATTAGAACCACGGATGCCCTTTATCATTGTAAAAGAAGGCGAGCTTTTGCTGACGCTGATTTTATCAAAGCCTGTGATCTGGTATGTTGATAACTCAAGACGAATCTCTGATGGGCTGTAGGTATTAATCTCGAAAGACATTTAACGTCTCCTTATAAAAATGTTGCAGCAGCACCAAGAGTTAGTGTCGCCAAGTCTCTCAAAGCTCCGCTAGCACTCTCATTGCCACCGAAGTTAGTCACACACTGAGTTGCTTGTATCACCCAAGTGCGTTCTGTAACTCCGTCAGAGAAGGTTAAGTCAGGCATCTCTTTAACCCAGCAGGTAGGTGCAAGGAACAGACTAGTGCCTCGATTGTCTTTTATAAACAGAGGGAACTTAACATACTGAGTTGCAGAGTCAGCCAACACAATGCCCGTAAGCAGATCGTTAGTTGGACTTGTAGACGCAATCTTTAAGGTTACAGTATATGAGTCATCTTTTATGAATGTCCTCGCAATTGTACCATCGGCTGTTCTTGTTGTCTTGTACGGTTGAACATCCTTACTAATAGATAAAAAAGAACCAGATACAAAACCATCGACTTGATAGAAACCAGCTAAAAGAACACTAACGTCTGAAGGTGAATAATTTCTAATTGCCATTTACTTTCTCCTAAAACAAAAAAAAAGGAAGGAGGGTTTTTTGCCCTCCCCCCTTAATTAGGATTGTGAGAGCTTATTAATTAAACTCTCCACTTGTCCTCAACAACACCACCAAGCTGCTCAAAAGAGTCTGCGTCTTCTGGAGTAAACTTAGCGTTACCTCCAAAGGTAGCGTCAAGGCGAACTGCTTGTATCTGCCATTCGCGTAGCTGCATCGTGTTACCGTAAGAAGCATTAGGAACTACTGCAATGAAAGCTTCCTCGGCAAAGAATACACTTCGACCTGAGTTGTCTTTAACAGTCAGGGAGAACAAGCCTGATGAATCTCTTGAGGCCTTGTCATTTGCATAAAGCTGCGAGAGAACATCATTACTGTTAGATGTTTGTTGCAAAGGTAATGTTACCATAGCTGATGTATTAGCTTGATAGATACGAGTGTTGGTGTCATCTGCACCAGTGTATAAGCTATAAGTGTCACTGTTCCTTTCAACACTCACAATACTGTCTTCGGAAAATCCGCTGACAATGTGAGAGAAAGCGCCTTGAGAAATAACGATTGTTACGTCTTGTGGGCTAAAGGTAGACGTATATTTACTAGCCATTTACTTTTTCCTTATTGGTTGTTTCGGAGGATACCGGAGCGTTAGACGCTCACAGTACCTCTTACTTTTACAAAGTGAATCGCGCCAGCAAGACGAGCTTCAAAGCTGATGCCTTCCAGTGTGCGAAGTGCTCTCAGGTTTGGATCAATGGATAGTACGTTAGGTACAGTCACTGTTGGCTGCGGATTTGGAGCAAGACCACCAGTTGTAATACCTTCTGCAAGAACCCTGCGAATCTCATTCTCGATTATTGTGATACCAGCTTGAGTATAAGGAATCTTTTTAGTATTAACTAAGCGGAAGAAGATGCTTTCACGCATACGAGCTTCTAGCCAGTCAACAAAGATTATTACGTCAATGAACTCACCACCAGCCATACGGCCTTCAGATGTTATGCTAACACCACCAATTCTCTCATAGGTATTCGCGTTCTTATCTTTGACAGCACCTGACTGAGTAGAGCTCAGAGCACTAACAGTTACACCAGCAAGAGACTTAAACTTCCAAGTGTTAGAACCCGGTTGTTCTGGCAGCTGACTACCAATCCAAGCAGCCTCTGGGTACTGTGTATCTGCATTGGCAGAGTAGAACACAAATGTTCTTTGGTACCCAAGATCGAATAGCTGGGTTGCAATGTCAGCTGTAGATATTGAGCTTGCAACTTGAGAATCACTTGTAGAAGTACCAAAAACCTTCTTACGAGCTTCCATAGAGCCTGCTAGGGCAAGTACGTCTTCTGCTACGTGAGTCTCTGCTACCAGAGCATACCATTCGCTGTTCTCATCACTTACAGCGTCTAGGGCATCTACCCAAGTCTCTGAGCTTTGATTCACGACAGTGAACTGGTTAGAAGCAACAAATGAATAGGTCTCACCAGATACAGTAGGAGCGATAGAGAAAGAACCGTCCATGTTATCTGTAAAGCTTAATCCTTCAGCTGTTGAGGCTTCAAAGTCAAGCTTAATAAGAGCAACAGCGTCATCAGCTGAAGCTTCTCCAGAGATATCTGTTATAACTTCAACGCCGTTATAAGAGAGTTGAGCTGAACCAGATACATCACCTAAGGTAACAGATACTGTGTCAACATTCTTTCTTCCGACTACAATTTGTGGTGGTCTAATTTCTTGACCGAATAATTTAGTTGCTGCGATATACACATTGCTTGTTGAGTCAAAGTCTGCACTAACTGCCAGTAGGCTAGAATAAATGCGAGCTCTTTCTGCAAAGGCTGTGTGTGTCGCTAGAAACATAGGGACATTGAAAGCTGCTCTAGATACAGCAGTAGTCTCCCTAGAAATCTGAATATCAATAATGTCTGTTAGGACAGTCATTGTCTAACTCCTTAGCTAAGGTTTAATTTATATAGTGTTGCCATGATACGTTTTCAATCGTGTCGATTGGCTGAGTGGTTTCTATGGCATACGAGAAGACTACATCGAGCGTGAAATTATCCACCCAAGTTGTATCCCTTTTTTCAGGTACTCTACGAACTTCTCCCTTTCGCATGATTGCGAGACTTTCAGTACCGAAATAAAATCTGGCAGCAGGATTATCAACAACAGTTTCAAAGCTATAGGCAAGATTACCTGAATCTTTACCTACAAACATAAACCGAGTAGTGACTTCATACACACTAACAGAATTAATTGTTTGATCGACAGAGGCGTAAGTACTGTCGCATTCCCTACCAACCTTATCTGCCTTTAAGACATTGATGGCACAATAAGAACCTTTAGGCTCTTGTCCACCTTGGTGGGCGTGTATTAGATTTGAGTTAGGAAGAAAAGCCTTACAGGAAGTGTAGATAGATTTTCTAATTTCATCATATAAGTCCATCTAGGTTATTCCTCGTTGATTTTTTCTTTCATAACCGCGATTGCTTTTGAGTGATTTAGGATACCCATACTATAGTTAAGAACTTTCATAACTCGGTATGTATCTCCTTCCCAATCAAACTCATCTGGGCCATTCTCATTTTCTTCTTCACTTAGAATGGTATCTGGAGAGTAAACCTTAAGTGTTTTCTTACTTCTATCCGCTTCTACCATTAACATAGTTTCTTTATAGCCAACAGGTTGAACGTTAGCGGCTATATCTACAATGTCATAGCCAGACTCAACCCAGAAACCATCTATGTAAGACCCACCAGTTAATCTTGGTCTTCTTAGAGTTAATGTTATCCTACCTGTGGCATTCAAGCCTATGAACTTACTTGATAACATTAGTTTTTCCTCTTGGTCATTCTATGTCTTACCGACTCAACCATAACGCCTGTGTGGTAAAGGGGATCGTCAAAACCTTTTTCCTTTATCCAAGCTGGTGAGTTACTTCCGGGGTAATCTAAGATAAACTCCTGCAAGTCAAATGCGTACTCTTCCCCAAGTTCCTCTAGCTTCTTCAGATAATTGTTGTTATTGCTAAAGAGCAAAAGAAGGAAGAACTGTTTAGCTTTCTTTGGGAAACTCGAGTTAGCGTAGCCGATAAAGTCAACTGTCATGAAGGGTCGAGGTGGGTTTGTTCTAGAACCTTGGTCGTTTAGGTAGGCAACTTGAGCAACTGGCATGTTATTATTACCAGCACCATATCGTGCATCCCTGAAGATACCAACATCAAGCTTCCTTGTATCAAACCTGATAAGTCTCTTCTTGAGTCTATCCCATTCCTTCTTATTAGACTTTAAAAGGCCCATTGTATTTCACCTCTTCATAGACATGCTCTTCGACGCTAAAACCTCGGTAGGCTGTTGTTTGCCTTACGTTGTCTATGTTCTCGTCGTTAGCAAGCATGTCCTTTTTAGAGATTCCACCCGCATAAGGCCTTGGTAGGATACTACTGAAGTTGGGGTTGTTAACAAGTTCTAGCAAGTATGTTCGGTAGTTCCTAAAGAACTCATTACCGTATACCTCGATATCGCCTGTACGCTCTCTTGTGTATCTTGTGATATTTGCAAGGATATACTTAGCAGCTTCTAGTGCAGCCTGCTTTTCGTTATCTCTGTGCTTATCGATTAAATAGACGTAAGTGCTATCATCTAGAAACTCATAGACAGGGTCAGTGTCCCCGGTGATAAGTCTTACTCTATCTGTAGTACTATTCGCCGGATCACTTGTGAATGACATATAGGTTCTCCTGCTGTATAAGAAAAGACACTTATTAAATATCTTTTACGATACAGCAAAAGGAGAGGGCGAACCCCCTCCAATTGCATAACTTCTAAGATTAGTTAGAAGTAGTACCACGAACAACAACCTGCGGTCTACGCAGCATGTTGACGAAGTTTGACTCTGACTGAAGAACGATCTCTTCGTCGCGGTCACTTGGGTATTCAAATACGTAAGCTTCTTCACCTGTTGTGTTAACAAAGCTGAACTTGTTAGCAGGAGAGAAGTAAGTCTTGAACATATCTGTAACGCCCATAGGCATAAAGATAGCATCGTTAGCTGGGATAAGCTTAACGCCATTGTAAGAACCACGGTATTCGATGTAACGGATGCCACCATGATCGAATTCACGATACAGGCCGCTTCCTAGACGAGTACGGCTAGGCTCTTGCATAGAAGCGTAGTACTTATAAGCTTCCTTAACACCAGCTTGGCTGATTAGCTTGCTGAAGTATTCAGGAGAGCAAAGAGCAACGATAGAAGTAACAATGTCGCCACTTAGAACGTTATCTTGGATGTGCGCGATAACTTCTTCGTTTTTCTTGATAACGTCAGTAGTACCAGTTCCCAGAGTGTAGTCAACTACCTTCTGAGTAATACCGAATGAGCTGTACCAGTCAGTAACAACAGTGTTATTAGGCGCGTATACTGTACCAGCTGTCAGGGCTTGCATACGAGCAGCTTCCAGAGTTACAGCGTGGTTACGACGAATACGTGCGAGTTTACGTGCGCGAACTTGAGCAAGCTGCTCTTCCGCATCTGCACTACCATAGGCGCGTTTACCTTGAACGTCTTCTGGCTTGATGTAGTCATCAAGTGGGAAGTGAGGAATCGCAAAGCTGTGTAGCTCGCGGTTATCATCTTTGTTCATGTTGTTGCGTTCACCACGAACACGGTCAGTAATCAGAGCCAGAGACTGGTCTACTTTCTCAACAGTGATGCTATGCTGTGCAACGCCTTCTGGTTCAAAGACACCAAGTTCATTCA